GGAATAGATGAAATATACTGGCCTATTCCCAATGTTACTCCAGAAACATTTGATGCTCGTTCATGGATTAATGGTGTTGCACTTCAAGATGGTTATCCAAAATATGTAAGTGTTCTTGGATTATCTGATATTCCTCAGGGTTGGAGGGATGAGGCTCGTATTTCAAAAGGATTAATAATAGATGTAACAAATAATAATATTGTTTTAAATAATTTATTCTTTCCACATTCTCCAAAAATTATAGATAATGTTTTATGGTTTTGTAATTCTGGAAACTCTCAGTTATGCAAATGGTTGCCGGGAGACAGTAATTATACTGTTGTCACCGAATTATCTGGATGGTCACGCGGAATTTTACAAATAGGTGATTATGTTCTTGTGGGGATATCTCAAGGAAAATTGACTGCTTTTCCAGAAATTACGGCTGACCCGATGGCACAACCGGGAATTGCAATAATAAATAAAAATACTGGTCAGCAAGAAGATTTTGAGCCTTTAGATGTTCAAGAGATCTTTGACATTAATATTACTGATAAGGCTTTAACATAATGAGTGTAGAGCAAGATGTAGTTGATATGGTAGTGGCAATGAATTCTTTAGGTTCTCCACATACGTTTAGAGATGGAGCGGTGGTTGCAACTATTGCCGGTTTTGATTGTTATGATACTACTTTTAAAATTGATTATGCAGAAGCAACGTATTTTGGTGTACCAGTATTTTTAGATTTCCCGCTGCATTGGTCAGGATTTTATCATAATGGCGATCCAATTTCTTCAACTCATAAATTGGTTTCTAATCTTGTTCGTAGCGTGGCGACTATCTAATGCCTACCTATGTTTGTAATCTTGATAAAAATACTACAAATTATAATGATATTCTTTATGATACAGCAGAAATTTCTGAAGCAAGCCTTGGACCGACAGCAGTAGCACAAGCCGCAGATATTAATAGTAATTATAACGTTCCCTATCTTTGGGTCAACCCCGGTGGTCAAATAAATAAATATCCACCGTATCCAGATACATATTACTCAACTCAATGGCATGTTAGATATGATACAAGTGCCATACCAGCAAATGATACAGTAACCTCTACAACTTTATCTTTAAATATAAGTGCAGTTGGCAATACGCCAAGCCCTCCACTAGGTAGTGGTCGTACTCCCGGTATACAAATGCATGGAGTAAATTGGACATATACAAGCAGCGGAACTTCTGGATACCCCGGCACCCAATCAAGTAACTGGAAAGATAGATTTACTAATAATTTATGTTTTAAGGTTGAGGCTAATGTTACTGGTACAATTACATCTACTGGTACTTCTTCTGCAATAACATGGATTAATAAAGGAGGGTGGACGTATTTTGTGGGGTTGGACCAAACATTTCTTTCTGGAGGCTCTGATTATATATATGGTCTTATTACCACTCCTTCCCACTCTATGTCTCGTTCAGGCACATCATTAACGGTAATTACAACCGCAGGGTCGTCCCCTACTTCCTTCTCATATAATCTTATAGTTTCTCCAATATAAGATATAATTTAATAGAGCAGTATTAATGGCAAAGGCATTCAGAACGCCCATTCAAGCAATCCTTATTATTACTCAGCCAAAAATTAATGTTCAATATCAAGGAGTTCTCTGGCCACCGCGATATTGATAATTATTCTGATATAATTAAAATAAACAAGGCGGGTAAATAATTAATGCCAGTAACATCTACTACTATCTATGGATCAAAGACGTATGAGGATCTTGTTTTAAGTCATACTCCTACAGCAGTTTTTGGTCCATATATTCCCGCCTCTAATTCGATTGATGATTTAACTAACAGAGATTATCTTAAGGCTACATTGGCTGTCGGCGCAAGTTACTCAAAACAAATCCCCTTTTTTGCTTTAGCGTCTGAAAATTATACATTTAATATAAATTCAAGTAATAAAATATCGATTACTGAAAATAATGCTTTAAGTGTAAATACTGTTGGAGTGGGAAGATTCTCTCAGGGTGATGAAAGATTACCGTTTGCAGTTGAATTTTTATTATCTAAGAACTATGATAGAACTTCAAATCAAGATTTTGCTAGGTTTGGAATATACAATTCTCAAGCAAATGTTGGACTATCTTATAATTCTGTAACTAATGAATTTTATTTAAATGTTTATTCTTCAGATGGATACATTATATATAGATCATCAGTTTCTGGATATCCAATAAAAGAATCTAAACATATTGTAATAAACTTTAAATCAGGAAGACCAGAAATGTACATAAATATGGTTAGGGCTGATACATTAATAGATCAATTATCTAAAAAAATATTCTTTTCCCCCAAAATTGCGGGAAGGACTGTAGCCGAATTTTCATGTAGTGATAATACTCAAAATCTTTTAGTTTCAATGATTTCATTTTATTCATATGCTTTAAGTGAACAGAACATTGCAAGTAGATATTACGCACTCCTTGATGTAGGAAATTTTGATAAATATATATCTAAAATAGGTTCTCCATTATTAAATGAAATAGTTACATTTAATCAAAAAATTGCTAGAAATGATCAAGTGACGCAAGACTTTTATGGAACAGATCTATATAATACTTATACTGATCCATATATTAAAATTAAAACAAGTCCAAATTTTAATGCATTTTCATTAGATAATAACTCTTTAGGGGTAGTAAATAATTCTGGAAGTTATTCTGTAGCATCTGTTGGTGGATTTAGTTTATTGTCAAATGATTATACAAATAATTTTGTTAATGATGGAATATCAATAAGATTTGGTGGGGTTGGAAATGGAAAGTTTACTTCTGAAAATTCTTTATTGTTTGTAGAGAATAGCAGCGTAGGAGACTTTTATATAGCAATAGATTCCGCTTCGTCTAAAATAATTTTAGGGACTGGATCATCCACTATTCTGACATCAATATCAGCATCAGTAAGCCAAAAGCCACCGAAAACAGTAAATATTAGTTTTTCTGGATCAACAGTATTAGCGGAACTTGCTGATGGAAGTGGTTCATTTTCTTATACATTCTCAGATAAGATAACAACCGATTACGCCAAAGTATACTTATTCAATAGATACTATGCGGCTTCAAATGGATACATTGTTGCTGGAGGAAATCAACAACTAGATTTTAATGAAACATATGCTAATAGTCCACAATATGTTTATGCTGGATTGACTACTCCAACAAAAAATTCTACAGGATCTATTGTTTGGAATCCTTATCAGTACCGCGAGGCTGAGGCTTGGATTGCATTACCAATTCCAGAAAAAACTAAAAATTATTTTATGGCTTATGACTCAGATAACATAAAATATACAATGTATATTAATGGAGCATCCTCATCAATCAATAATGAATCTATTATTGATATTCCATCATCTTCTTCCTATTTAGCAATTAGTGCTTCAATGGCTGGGTATTATAATAATAGTATTTTTGATTCCATCAAGAATACTAATATAAATAGGTTATATCTTTATAACTTCACCGCCGCTAGTTATTCTGCTGGATCATACCCAGCATTACTAACAACATCTAGTGGAGTAGTTAATCATCCAGAAAGACTATTAAATGTTTACAAACAAAATAATATTGGGTTTTTACAAATTCCACAGAGCATAATTTCTGTTTCAAAATCAGATACGGACTTTGACAACATTGGTCAAATAGATTTACTAATTGGTATATCTGATACATTATCAACAACTACACAATTTATCATAGACAATAGTCCTTCCGCTAGCATGGCACTCATATATAGCGCTGCATCCAATACATATTTATTAAATTTTTCTGGAATGACAGCAAGTGTAAATGGGGAAGATGCAGTTTCTGGATCGACAACTATTAAGTCAAGACAACATTATTTTATACAATCTTCTCTTACAACTCCAGTTTCTGATACCTCTGCCTTTTATTTATTTTCAAAATCTGATGGAACGGCATCGTTCTCCCATTCTTTTGATAAAGTATCAGTATTTCCATACACAGCAAGTTATGCAAAGAATAGATATGGACAAGTATTTGGAAGAAGGGTAGTTTCAGTTTCTGATGACGACAATAAATATTTAAATGTACAATGCCTTCCAGATTCAGTAACATTATTGAACAAGAACTGGCAAGTTTATACAAGTTAGAGTAAATAATTGGTATGCCAGTAGACATAAATGTTACTTTTTTATAAAAAGTGGTATCATTGTGTTATGAAAAGAAAACTTATAGAAGAATATAATTGGGGCGTGTACATCTGGAAAACCCCAGAAGGTAAAGTAATTAAAAATGAAGATGGCGATCTTCTTCAGATTATGTCTAAGAAAGAAGATCGTAACCAAATAGAGAAACTTCGACGTGCTGCATTAATTTGTGGAGTTGATGGCGGTGAAGCCATATTCCTTTCCGGCCACCGACCAATTACTCAAGAACAATATGACCATCAAATGGCTAGACTAAACCTAGGTCTAGTCCCTGATGAACTAGACTATTTTGCGGCCAAGGAAGAACTTGAGGGAAGAAAACTACATGGAACACTCTAGGCGAGTAGTCGAAGATGACTTTGAGGAACAACTAGTACGAATTAAAAGTAGTGCTGACATAGTTATTAATGGAGATGTCACAACTACCGACCCCTTTGCCGCCATGCCAAAGAGTCTGTCAAAGATTACAGGATTAAGTGCTGCCGCAAAAAGAAAATTTTCTAGACTAGAAAAAGTATATGAAGGTCAGGGTGGGGCAGGAACTAAAGGTGCTGACCCCCTTGCTATAAACGGATACTCCCTTTTTGAGGTTGTTATTCCTCCATATAACCTTGAGTACCTTTCAAGGATCTACGAAATCAATGCGGCTCATCATTCAGCAGTTAATGTTAAAGTTTCCAATGTTGTTGGGCTAGGATATGACTTTAAAGAAACCTACAGGACTCTAGATAAGATTGAAGATGCCCTTGACTCCCCTGATAAACTACAAAAACTAAGAAAAAAACTATCTAAGTCCAAGAGTGACCTGAGAGAATATCTTGAGTCATTAAACGATGAAGATAGTTTTTCTGAGGTTATGAAAAAAGTAATGACGGACCTTGAGACAACGGGTAATGGCTATGTTGAGGTTGGTAGAACAAGCACTGGTCGTGTTGGATACATAGGTCATATCCCTTCGCACACGATGCGGGTAAGAAGGATGAGGGACGGGTATATACAGATCGTATACAACAAGTATACTTACTTTAGAAACTTTGGAGAGACTGCAACGCCAGACCCAATGGGTAATGATGCAAAGCCAAATGAGATTTTGCATCTGAAGAAATATACTCCAACTAATACTTTCTATGGAATCCCAGATGTTGTTTCGGCAACGAACGCTATTGCTGGTGACGAGTTTGCCTCAAAGTTTAATATTGATTATTTTGAGAATAAGGCCGTTCCTAGATACATCATTGTTGTAAAGGGAGCAAAACTTACTGCTGATTCAGAAAGAAAACTGCTTGAGTTTTTTCATACTGGATTAAAGGGTAAGAATCATAGAACTCTTTATATCCCCCTCCCGGCTGATAATGATAATGCCAAGGTAGAGTTTAAGATGGAGCCGGTAGAGGCTGACGTTCAAGACTCTTCATTTAAGAACTATCGGGCAGAGAATCGGGATCAGATTCTTATGGCTCACCGTGTACCAATTTCTAAAGTTGGAATGCCCGATGGGGTTTCTTTGGCTAGTGCTAGAGATGCTGATAAAACATTCAAGGAGCAAGTGTGTCGTCCCACTCAAGACTTTGTTGAGGATAAGATTAATCAGATAATAAAAGAACTGACCGATATCTTTGTTCTAAAGTTTAATGAACTTACTCTTACTGATGAGGATACTCAAAGTAGAATTGATGAAAGGTACCTCAGAACTCAAGTTCTTACTCCTAATGATGTTAGGGTTAGAAAGGGTCTTCCCGCCCGACCGGGCGCAGATTCTCCAGTTGTTCTTACTGCTCAGGGCGCAGCAGAGCAAAGAACTCAAGCATCAGGAAATAGAAGTAGAGATCAACAGAGACAGGCTAATGCTCCAGATCAAACTGGCGAAGCCAGAAATCCACAGGGAGAAGGTCGTAAAGTATAACGTATTTTGATTTTTATTAAAATATTGCTATCCTTTCAATAAGATGAATATTAAAAAGGCCGAATGGCACAACGATGGCGACAGGTTGCATATTTCCGTTCCCTTTTCTAAGGTAGATAAGGAAAATAGAACCGTGTCTGGGTTTGCGTCATTAGATAATATTGACAAGCATGGAGACATAATTACATCAGAGGCTTCTCAGAAAGCCTTTGATCGTTTTCGTGGAAACCTTCGTGAGATGCATCAGCCAGTGGCAGTAGGTAAAGTATTATCTTTTAAACAACAATCTTTCTATGATAGTAAAAGCGGAGAAACCTATAAGGGCGTATTCGTAACTACATACATCTCAAAGGGCGCTGAGAACACTTGGGAGAAAGTTCTTGATGGCACCCTTACTGGTTTCTCTATTGGCGGAAACATTGTTGACTCCGAAGATGAGTTTAATAAAGAATTAAACAAGTCTATTAGAAAAGTTAGTGACTATGAACTTTATGAATTAAGTTTGGTGGATAACCCCGCCAATCCCCTAGCCAATATTTTTTCAATTCAAAAAGGTGTAGATGGACCTATATATAAAGGTTCCGCTATGGATATTCAAACTGAAAATGTTTTCTGGTGTGCAACTGATGAGATTGCTGTCTCCTCAGATTCTGAGGATTCCTCTTGCACAGTATGCAACAAGTCTATGGAAAATATCGGATGGATAGAAAATATTGAAAGTACAAAATCTATTGACATTAAAGATAAAGTAGATTCGTACTTAAACAAAAATATAACTAAAGGAGGTACAGACATGTCTGAAGAACTCTCAGTAGAATCAACAGAACTCGTTAAGAGTGTTGATGATGTAGAAGAAATTGCTACTGAAGAAGTTGCCGATGAGACAGGAGACGTTCAAGAAGAGTCAGATTCTGCTGATGAAACTGTTGAAGAAACAGTAGAAGAAGATGTTGTTGAGAAGTCTGCTGATCCTGCGGTGACGGAAGAATTTGATTTCGCCAAAATGCTAGACGACCTAAAAGCCGTCGTGACAGATAAAATTGATGCTGGTATTGCTAAGGCTACAAATAACGTTTCAACAGTTGAAGAAATTGTTAACGAAATGCGTGGTAAAATTAGTAACATGCACGATTCCTATGGAGAAATGAAAAAATCAATCGAAGACTTACACAGTAGAATGAATGCTTATGAATCATCTACTGCGGTAAAAAAATCTAATGACTTTGATGGGTCATCAGAAGAAGTTACACTTCAAAAAAGCATTTGGAAAGGACACTTCCTCAATGTCCAAGACCTATAATAAAAAATTGAAAGGTAGGTGAAAATAAAAATGAGTAATGAATTACTACAAAAAGTAATTGATACAACTGATCTAGGTAACAGTACCAGTAACAACAATGGTCTACTATACCCAGATCAGTCTAACCGATTCATTGACTACATGTGGGACGCTACAGTGCTTACAAAGGCTGCTCGCACAATCCGCATGAAGTCAGACACAGTTGATATTGATAAGGTGAACGTTGGTCAAAGAATTCTCCGCGCTGCTAACCAAGCACGTCCAAGAGATTTTACTGGTCAGACTTCAGCCGATCCAATCTATAATGCAGAAGCCTACTTCTCAAAAGTTTCTTTAACTACAAAGAAACTACGTCTTGACTGGGAACTTTCCAGCGAGACACTTGAGGACAACATTGAAGGTACTGATCTGGAAGACCACATCGCAAGAATGATGGCAACTCAGGCTGGTAACGACATTGAAGATTTGCTTCTTGCTGGTGATGCTGCAAGTGGTGATCCACTTCTTAGCGCATTCAGCGGGTTCTCTGTTTTGGCCCGTGCTGGCGCTAACGTTGTAGACGCTTACAGTAGCGGTCTAGGTATGTCTGTATTCAATCAGGCTATCAAGGCTCTACCCCGTAGATACAAGCAACGTCGTAATCAGTTGAGATTCTTCACAAGTTCAAACTTAGTGCAGGATTATCTATACAACCTTGCAATCAATACAAACACAGCAAACTTCGGTACTCCATTTGATATCTCTTCAGGAGTTATCCGTGGAGATGTCGCTGCAAACGATGGTGGACCCGGTTCGGTCACTCCATTCGCGTTTGGAATTCCCGTTATTAACGTTCCGTTAATGCCAGAAACAGCAACATTAGGTGAATTACACCTTACATTCCCCCAGAACTTCATTGTGGGTATTAAGCGTGATATCACAGTTTACCGTACGTTCCAGCCCAAGAAGGACACAATTGAGTACACCCTCTACATTCGTGTAGGATGTGCAATTGAGAATCTTGATGCTCACGTTGTTGTAAAGAACATCTTAATCGGTGGAACTACAAGTGCCTCCGTATCAACAACTAGCACCTCCGGTGCTCTTAGCAGTCCAACAACTGCAACCAAGTGGACTTCATCCACTGCTGTCTGATAGTTTTCTATCGCGGGAAAGAGAGGGCTTATGCCCTCTCTTTTCTGTTTTCTGGTATACTAGTTTTAAAGAAGAAAGGTTAAAATATGTCATTCGATTCAATGAAATTAGATGAATTGCGAACTGTCGCAGATGGATTCGGCGTTGACCTAGAAGGAGCCAAAACAAAGAAACAACTTCTAGCCATCCTAGATGAAGAAGGAGTTACATTCGATTTATACGAAAAGTTTTTTGCGTCAGAAAAAGATGATGTCACAGAATATGTCGATGACTTACAGGTAAGAAATCAAAAACTTAATCTTCCAAATACCAATGAAGATACAATCTTAGTAAAAATGGATAGACAGAATAATCTTTATGAGACTGGCGGATTTACATTTACCAGAGATCATCCTTATGTTGCTATGTCAGCATGGCAGGCACAAGTAATATTTGATAATGAACAGGGCTTTAGACCAGCCACACCAAAAGAAATTCAGGAATATTATTCCTGACTGGAGGCGTCATAATTGCACGAAATATTTAATAACACGTTCCACAAGCACACTACCGTTTTTTATAAAAACAATGTAGCCACTGATCCAGATTCACTACCAATTGTTAAGGTGTACGATGCCGAAACAGATGTGCTAGTTGAGTCTGGATCGGCTATTTATGATGGTGCGAAAGGGCAGTACTATTATCAAGTTACTCCATCTTTATCCTCTGTTGATAGAAATATAAGAGTAGCATGGCAGTATAGTTTTAATTCTTCTTCTGTGTCAGAAAATAGTTTTGCAGCAATTGTTACGCCTTACGCAACTCTTCCAGAAATTGTTTCTGAATTGAAGATTGGGGTAGAAACTTCAGATGAAAACTATATAGATCCTGAACAGATATTATTTGCTGAGAGACTTGCTAGGATTCAAATAGAAAATTATACAATGCAAAAATTTAATAAGAGGACGGGGAGCCAAACTATTTATGGCATTGGCTCTGACTCTCTATTCTTAACAGAAAAAATGTTGTCGGCCTCCTATGTTTATGAAGAAGACATCCTTGTATATAATGCTTCAACTGGATACAATGATCTTGGATATGCTGTTGCTCTTAGTGACACGGGAAAGACACTATACCTCTTAACGTCTCAGGACGGCACCTCTGTGCCACGAACAAGCCAAGAGTATGGTGTTGCTACTAGAATTAATCCCGGTAGGTTTAAGGACAATAAAAGATATACGGTTACGGGTGTAATAGGATGGCAATATGTCCCTCAAGATATCCGCGCGGCGACCGTGATGTTAGTATCAGATATTTTATCTAATGATTATCAATGGAGAAATAAGTATCTCAATAAAATAAATCTTAGCGAAATATCATTTGAACTTAATTCAGCGGCCTACCTTGGTACTGGGAATGCTATAGTAGACTCCATTCTAGATGCCTATAAAAATATTGGAATTGTGCTGATATAAATGTTTCCTAATTCATATATCTCAACCATAATGAATATGACTGTAGATGTCTATGAGCAGGAGAATGTACAGAATTCAGATACTGGCTCCATAGAACGTCACTGGGAATATAAAAGAAGCGTAAAGTGTCTTCTAGAGCCAACTAAGAGCAGTGGGGTGTCTACTCATGGAGATGGGAAGCAGTTTTCTAATGGAATTAATGGATATTCAGAAACACTTCAGTTAAGGGGAAAGTTTATTTCAAAGTTATCTAAGAGGTGGAGGATATCTGGCATTCGATCTTCTAATAATGAATATATATATGTTGAGTCTGAATTACTGGCACCTACTCCTACAGTTTTTGAAGTGGTTTCATGTCATGCGATGACCGACCCGTTTAGTAGATTTTCTCATTATGATGTAACGCTAGAAAGAGTTCAGGTGCAATTAAATGATTCTCGTTAAAATAGACACTCGTAAACTAGATAAGTCATTGAATAATATATCTGAATCTTTACAGGATATTCCAAAGCAAAGAAACATGGCTAATATTGCACGCGCAAGTTCTGTAATAGCATCAAAAAAATTCATAAAAGATTTAAATAATTACTCAAAATCTAATAAAAAAAATATGCATCATATATATGAGTGGAATCGAGTTGGATTAGATTCAGCAAGATTATTTAAATTAAAAAGAAACTCTGTTGTAGATAATAGAGCAATTATAGATATTGTTCTAAAAAAATCAAAAACTAGAGCACCTATATCTAAAGTTCTTTTAAAGCCGGGTAAGACAGGAAAATATGTTAAGAGATCTGGTATTTTTAAGGATAAGGCGGCGGTTATGGAAGCGGGAAAGTCAGTTTCTTTTATTGCAACTCGTAATATAGCATTTGCTCCCTCAGGGAAAATAATATTCAGACCAAGGGGTACTTTAATTACTATTAGAAATCCCGGTGGCAGGCTCACCACACGGTCACTTGAGAAGTACTCAATCAAATGGCAAAATTCAATGTTAAGCAAATCTGTTGAATCAAGTAAAATTTTTTATAAAATAGAAAAAGATATTGCAAGAACAATGTCTAAGAATACGTTTACTTCATCAGAAGTATCGGCGTGCATAAAAAATATTTGTGATAAATTTGATTCTGGAGAGCGTGAATTTTAATGGTAGACTATAAAAAACTTGCATTCTCTAATATGAGATCATTGTTATGGCAAGAATTAAAATCATCATCTATTTTAGATGAGAATGATTATTGGGCAGAATCATTCAGTAGTTATTTAATTCCAATAATACCATCACAACAAGTCCCTGAGTTTCAAAATTTACTTCCCGGCGCTCCATATATTGTTTATGATATTGAAACTTTAATGTATTCTAGTGATTATTGGATCTGTGAAGAAGAAGTTACCTTAACAATAGTATCAAATGATTACGGAAAAATATTTGAAATTATTGAATTATCAAAAGATTTATTTAGAAGATATGATTATTCAGCAGCAGATATAAATAATCTAGGGGCTAGTCCATTTAAATTTTTAAATATTTATCTTTCTGGAATAATGTCTCCTGACTATGGAGAGAACGAGGGCGGGGTGCTTGCCGGAACAGTTAAACTGTCCTATCAATATGTCAGAGATATTAAATCTAACGGTAGATTCAGTTCCTGACCAAAGGTCCATTCTGTGGTAATATGATATTGAGGAAGTGTCACCAAATTATTCAAAAAATAAAGGTGGTGAAAAAATAAATGGCTCTACCCGAAGTTAAAAATATCGTAGTTGGCGCTGCTAACATATTCTATAGCGCAAGTTCTGGTGCCTCTAGACCAAATCTAGATCCTGCCGGGGCGCTGACTGGTGCTCAGTCTGCCGTCCTTGCAACAAGAACAGCAAGTTGGAATCCAGCATTAGGATCAGGCTCATGGATTGAGGCCGGTCTAACATCTGAAGGTATTGATTTATCCTATGAACCTAGTTACGGTGAGGTTATGGTTGATCAATTACTGGACGTTGCAAAGATCTTTAAGCAATCTCTAAAAGTTACCCTAAAGACCACTCTTGCAGAAGCAACACTAGGAAACCTAGAAGTTGCGTTTGGTAATGCTGGAACTGTTACTTATAACGCAGGATCTACAGTTCTGAACCTTGCGGCAGGCTCTCTGGGCGCAGAACCAGTGGAAAGATCACTTATATTTGTAAGTCAATCTGCTCCAGAAGGTGCTGTTTGGGGTGCTAGTAATAATGCTTCTCCCAGTGCTAGTCAAAACACTGAGCGTGTATACTATGCTCGTCGTGTTGTTTCTATGGATACAGTTGGTCATTCACTTAAGCGTGATACAGCAACAACATTCCCGGTAACATTCAGGTGTCTTCCAGATACCACATACCCCGGTAGTGAATACGGAAAGATTATTGACCGTCTTTACAGTGGCACCGCATTTGTAGGATAGTATTAAATACAACTTAATAAAGGCTTGCCCCGCTTCGGCGGGGTTTAGTCTTTTATGCGTTTAATAGTTATTTTGATATAATTTAAAAGAAAGTAGGAGGAATTTTGGCTACCAAAGTATATGACGAGATTGAAATAGAACTCTCTAGTGGAGATGTTATTAATGTTAGACCACTTCCAATTAAATCTTTAAGAAAATTTATGGAAGTAATAAAAAAATTAGATAGTGAAGATATAAAAGATGAAACTGAAGCCATGGATGTTTTTATTGAAGCCTGCATGGTTTGTATGGAAAAAATTAAACCCGAACTTTCTAAGGATCGTGATTTATTTGAAGAATCTATCGAGGTTCCAACAATGATGAAAATTCTTGAAGTGGCTGGAGGCTTAAAACTTAACGACCCAAATCTTCTGGGAGCAGCACTAGTTGGGACGAACTAGATCTTGTTGCTCTAGAATCTGAAGTTTTTTTGTTAGGTCGATGGAAAAATTATGATGAACTTGAAGACTGTCTTACTATCGAAGAATTACTGGCAACAATTAAATCTCTTAGAGAGAAGGACGAGCGAGATAAAAAATTCAATGCCGCTATTCAAGGTATCGACCTTGACGAACAGGACTCTACCGCTCCAGATATTACTACCCTCAGTGGTGGGCGTGCTCAAAAGGCCGGATTCGGCATTGGGATGGGGCTTGGGTATGAAGTTGAGGGGTTGTAGTCGATGAGTCGTATTGAACTTAATTTTGTTGCTACTGGAGATTTTAAAGCAGTTCAAAGTCAAATTAATGCTTTAAGAACAACGGTCCAACAACTTAATAGAGAAATCGGCGGCGTGGGAATTGATTCTGGACGTGTGTCTCAGATTCGAGCAGCAGTTTCAGAGTATGATCGTATTGTTCAGTCAACAGGTAATTTTACTAGACAAACAGTTCAACTTGATGATGCTACAACTAAATTTGGACGAAGCCTGCAAGATAATAAACTTAAATTAAATGATTACTTTAAGGTAGTACGCGATGGATCGCGTGCTGCTCAAGGTGATATGAGGGCTTTAGCGGAGCAACAGGTAAAACTTAATAACTCCGTAATGAGAACTGATCCATTTAATGCTGGAAGAGTTATGGTTGATACTCCAAGGCAGATTGATACGATTGCAAAGGCGACGGAAATTGCAAGAACTCAACAGGGATTATATAACTTAGCATTAAAAAATGGTGCTGGAGAACTTATCAATTGGGGTAAGAATACTCAATGGGCTGGTCGTCAGTTAACTGTTGGACTTACAGTTCCTATTACTCTTTTTGGTAAAGCCGCTTCAGACGTATTTATGAGGTTTGATAAAGAACTTACAAGAATGGCTAAGGTTTATGGAAGTGGATTAACGTCGGCTACGAAGCAAGCAACTGATGCTATTAAGGCACAGGTTACTACACTTGCACTGGATTTGGCTAAGACGCTTGGGCAAGGTGTTGAACAAACAGCGGCTATTGCTGCTGATGTCGCTGCTACAGGAATGCAAGGGCAGGATCTTTTGAATGCCACACTCCAAACATCCAGACTTGCTACCCTTGGAGAAATTGATAGACAGGAAGCAATGCGTGCAACGGTATCTTTACAGAATGTATTTAAGTTGAGTACAGATGGTTTAACTGAATCTATTAACTTCTTAAATGCTGTAGAAAACCAAACTAGTACTAGCCTACAAGATATCGTTACTGCCATTCCAAAAGCCGCCCCAGTAATAAAACAACTTGGTGGATCATATAAAGACCTCGCAGCAATGATGGTAGCAATGCGTGAGGCAGGAGTGCCAGCAGCAGAATCTGCCAATGCTATTAAATCTGCACTAGGATCTGTTATCAATCCAAGCAAGAAGACGGCGGAAGAACTTAATAAGGTTGGAATAAATCTAAGAGGAATTGTAGACACCACTCAGGGTGATCCAGTTAAAACATTTATGCTCCTTGGAAGAGAATTAGATAATCTTAGTTCATTAGAGCGTGCAAGAGCAATTGAAACTGTTTTTGGAAAATTTCAATTCTCAAGAATATCAGCACTACTAGCAAACCTAGGTAAAGAAGGAAGTCAGACTCAACAAGTATTTAAACTTATGGGTGCTTCAGCAGTTGAAACCGCTGCCCTAGCAGATGCTGAGTTAAAGGCTCAAGCAGAATCAATTTCTGGAAGATATGCGCGCGCGCTAGCCGATTTTCAAGGATCGTTGATCCCGTTTGGACAAAAGTTTACAGAATTTATGACAAAGTTTTTAGAAGTATTTACAAAAGTATCTGATTTTATCGGCGGCAATGAAGCGTTGAAAAATTTCCTATCTATTCTTGCTGGAGTAACAGCATTTATTGGTCCGGTAATTATGCTTGGAGGTGTTTTTGGCAACTTCTTTGGATATATGTTTAAGGGTATTGCTACTATAAAAAATCTTGCGAATGGGTTTAAAGGATTTGGTAGTGTTGCTACGGCAGAAACAGTTGCTGCTAGTCATGCTGTTGATTTATTTACAGAAAAAATGGTTGGTGAGGCGGGTGCAGTTGATGTTGTTACTTTAGCATTAACAAGATTAAATGAACAATTAATGGCTTTAACTTCTAATTCTGCTAAAAGTTCAACCGCTCTAGTAACAGGGGCGGCTGGTCCTTCAATGGCTCAATCTCAAATTAATGCTATTCTAGCAGGTTATGGAGGATTCTCCAGTGCTAGCGGTGGTAAACATGGAGGAGCAGAAAAAATGCACCTTAAATCATATGGGCAGGGAGAAGAAGATTTAGCAAGTCAGGCATCTGCCGGTATACTTCTAGGTGGCGCAGGAGACGCTGATATTGTTGCTAACATTCAGAAAAAATTAAATAAGTTCCATAATATGTCAGAATCAATAATTCTTTCTGAAGAAGAACTTGTTGGCAAAAGAATTGAAATTTTTACAAGACAAATGCTCGCTGCTGGTAGGAAAATGCCAGAAATACAACGATACTTATCACTATCAAATATTAATGAAATTCTTCAACAATTATATCTAAGCAAAGAAGTATTTGCTCAGGGTGCAGGTCAATATGTCACATCTTTAACAATTTTTTCTAAGCAAAAAGGTGCAGAAGCAGAAAGAATTAATGACATCTTGAATAGAATTGGTAAAGACTTAAGGTCAGGGAAAATAACTTCTGTACAGGCAGCAGAAAAAGTTCGTGAAGAAGCAATAAAGATAGTTGGAGGACAAGAAAAATTTGCATTGGAACTTAAAAGAACTATGGATCAAGTATCTGATGCCGCTGACCCAACTGTTGCAATGACTAGACTTGAACAGGTGGCCAAAATTAATAGGCCAAAGCCATTTGGTTTAATTGAAAAAGGAACAGGACATTCTACTGGAGATGTTATTCTTTCAGGTATGTATGGACTCTCTCAACTTGAGGCTAATACAAATGAATTATCAGCCTCCGAAACAGCCTTAGCCACTCAACTCAAAAGAACTGAAAAAGCCGCTAATTTAAATTATAGTCTTCATCAAGATGTAGATGGACTTTACTATGCCGCAAAGAAGGGAGAAACTAAAAGAGCAGAAAAGGTTGGGGCTAAAACTCAGGCTGAGATTGATATATTAAATAAATTAATCATTGAAGATAGAAAACTTGCAGAGGCGGCTAAACTTAGAACTAAACAAGAATTATTGGCTGCTGAAACTGCTGCTTTAGTGGCAAAAACTAATACTCAGGAGGCTGCTGCTGGTGAAATATCAAGTCGCGGAAAAATGGGTGGACTAGGAAAAATGGGTGGATTAGGGAAAATTGGTGGTGGTATGGGCCTTGCTATTGGCGGTGGGATGCTTGCTAATTACGCTCAAGGTGCATTATCTCCAGAGCAACAACGTAGTGGAGTTGGGAAAGCAATAGGTGTTGCTGGTACAACTGCTGAATTTGCTGGCATGGGCATGATGTTTGGTCCATATGGTGCTGCTGCTGGCGCAACTATTGGAATTATTAAAGGATTACTAGATGTAACAAATGAGTTGTCAAGGGTAAATGAAAATACATTAACTAGTTCTATGAAAATTGGATCTAAGGCGGCTGAATTATTTGGTATAAAAATTTATGATTTAGCCAATGTTCAAATTGAAGGATTAATTGGTAAAAGCAAGGAGGCATCTGATGCTGTTTCACAACTTTCTCAGTCATATTCAGATGCTACGGATCAGACAACAATAGATTTTATTAATAGTATTAAAGATGCTAACCCAGATGAAGCAGTTAAAATTTTAACTGATAAATATAGAACAGATTTAATTAGTGGTATGACATCTGAACAGGCAAATTTTGACGTTGCCGCCTTGCTTAAATCATCTGGAAGAGTTGATCTTGCCTTTAGAATGAAATTTGAAGTTGAGAAATTTGAGGGAATGACTCCATCAGAAGCATTAAAGTCTCAATTGGATGAAATAAAGGCTAATATAAAGGCACAAGCACCAGAACTACAAGCGGCACTTGATGCCCGCGCTGCTGGCGCAGGAGTGCTTGGAATAACAACTCCAATCATTACTCCTGATCAGGCCATATTGCTACAAGCAATGAAACTTGATTTTGATGCACTTGCTACTTCTGTTATTAATGCTTTTGATACTACTCCTTTATCAGATTTTTCTAATGCTATGGATACAGTATTTTCTAAAGGATCTGAAGGTCTTCCTCAAACAGAAGCACAATTTGAGGCTATTGCTGCAAAAGTTCGTGAGGCTAGCCCTGAAATGGCTGACGCTATGGAACAACTTAGAAAAGAAGGGATTAGTTATTCAAATATATTAAAGGCAGTTGGACTAAATGTTAGAGGATTAACTGTTGGATTTGATGAATTTAGAAAGAGTGCCTATGATCCTGTATATATGAATATTATAATTACTCAACAGATTAGGACTGAAGCAATTGATGCGGCAGTTGCTGCTACTGGAGGAGAAAGAACTGCTCCTGTAAAAACTTCTAGTAGTAAGGCTAAAGAAACATCTTCATCTAAAAAAGACACTAGAGTAGCAGATCTTAAGGCTCAGTTTGCTCAAGAAGATAAAAGAACGGCAGAAGATAAAGCAATTGAAGATAAATACTCTAAACTTACAAAAATTCAACAAGATATAATTGATGGAATTAATAAAGAACGTGATGCTAGAAGGAAACTTGCTGATCAACAAAAGGCTAACCAAGATGCTTTAATGAATGAAATGTCATTAAAGCAAAAAATGGCAGAATCATTATCTACTGGAGACTTTTTAGGATACTATCAGGCACAGTTAGAGTTGGCTCAGGCTCAAGAACAAAAAAATCAAGATGCTAAAGAAAAACGTATACAGGCTGCTGAAGATAAAAAAATAGCGACCGCACAAAATTCACTAAAATCAATTGATAAATCAAAGAAGGCAGCAGTTGATGCTCTTCAAGCAATAAGAAAGCAAGAAGATAGAAATAAACAAATGGCTGATGCGGTGGCGGCAGCGGCAAATGCTGCGACTAAGGCTACTGAAGGAACTACTAAGGCTGTCACTCAAACAGGAAAAACATCTAGGGATGTATTTGAAGAGATACGGGCATATGTAAGTCAGACTCCTTCTCAGGGACTTGGACCGGATAGTATGAAAAGTCATCTTGATGGATTAACTGGACAATTAGTTGCAATGGGAATCACGGCAGAAGAAGCACAAAAACAAGTTGAGATATTATTTGGTACAAGGTCAAAGGAGATTAGTGCTCAAGTTACTGTTGATAGTGTTTCTATTCCTGATGGAGATTTTATATTTAAAGGGGGAAAATTTAGATGGACTGGTAGGGGGAAGAACAATCAAGTAATTCCAATTCCTGTTGGAGGAACTGGACCGGGTGCGCCGATGGCATCTGGAGGATATATTTCTGGACCGGGCGGGCCGAAAGAAGATCTTGTTCCCGCTATGCTTTCTAATGGTGAATATGTAATTCAATCAGAGTCGGTTAATCATTATGGGAAGGGCTTCCTTGATTCAGTAAACCGTAAGAAATATGCTAATGGTGGAATTGTTAGTTTAATGAGTGGTGGAACAACTGCTACCGGCACCCAAGACAATAGTGGTACAGCATTAATGAGATGGGCATCAAAATTTGTCGGTAAGATTGGTTATGATTCACAGGGAAATTATACTGATAATTGGGCCGACGCCTTTGCGAGAGGTTTGGGATGCTCAAACTTTACTGGATTAGTTCTAAAGCAGGCTGGGATAAATATTCCACAATATTCTCCTGATCAAATGAGTAGAGGGTCGGCTGTATCTAAAAGTGCTCTAACTCCCGGTGATCTTTTATTTTGGAGAACAAGAACTAATCGTGCAGATCTAACTAGACCAGAAGGAACTCCTAACCACGTTGCATTCTATGCTGGTGGTGGAAGGATGCTGGGGTCGCAGGGAGGATCAGGAGTTTCATATAGAGATTTTTCACCCGGTAATTTTTATTGGTCTGATGCTAGTACTAATGGTGGTTATGGTTTTCTTCAGGCGCGTAGGGTTCTTGGAGCATCTAATGGATTCACATCTGGCCCAACAGTTACTGAAAGCGGAGATACAGGTTCTGGAACAAGAGATAAAAATCTCACTCCAGTGCAAGCGGTGGGCTTGCACATGAGTAAACTTTCATTTAAAGATGGAGGAATGATTCCTAAATATGAAATGGGTGGTGCCGTTCAATATTCTAAGGGTGGAGAAGTAATGGCATATGTACATGGAGGGGAAGTAGTAATTCCTACAAAGACAGTTGATAAAGTTAACCCTTTGCTTGACGCTCTAACAAGTGGTAAAATGGGTCTAGGAGCAGTAACAAATAATATTGCAATTAATGGATCTAATCATTCCCCCCAAGTTATTGCTCAAATGGTTGTAGGAGAAATAGAAAAATCAATGAAAAGAACAATTAGTGTTAGTCGGGTGATTTAATGATATTTGCATTGGCCCCCGCAGTTATTTTAACTGGATATTATCCTTCAACTAGCACCGCTAGTTTTATGTTATCTGATCATTCACGTTCACCTCTTCAGACCTCTTTTGAAAGTTATGAGAAAAGCGTAACACTGTCTAATGGATTGAAAAGAAAATATATTATAGCGACTAAAAAGAAATTATCTCTTTCATGGACTGATCTTCCATCTAGTGCATCTGGTACTGTAGATAATGGTGCTGGTGCATATGAACTTCAAAAGTTTTACGACAATAACTTTAATAATTCTATTACGGTAACTACCTTTACCGATCAAGGTTCGGGGACACCACTATACTCTGGCCTTGCTCTACCCGGCACAAGCGCAAGTCCCTATCCAATTCTTTCAGCGATGCCATCGGCAGCGGGAGTAAGTTGGACCGCCTTTATAGATTCATTTTCATGTAATGTTAATAAAAGATTTTATGGCGGCGGGACTGTTGCTACAGGTAAATACGATCTTTGGAATGTTAACCTTACACTTGGAGAAGCGTAATGTCTTTATCAGCCGCTAAAGACTCTATGATGAATCTGCTTGCCAATAACTATTCTTATAGTGCTAGTCAAACTATTATTGCTCAGTGGAATCATAATAGATATACTGAGCCATCGATCTATGGATATTATCCAACATCAACAACTCGTACCTCACCAGACTCATACTATGTCTCATATCCTACAGCATCTACTGCTATGTTTACAACACAATCTCAACAATTAATTTGTAGTCCAGATGTTGCATTTAATACAACAATGAAAAGTAATATTGTTAGATTAATGTTTGATATTAAAATAGATTCAATAACTGGCACCCCTATAGATGCCTCTGATTTTGCTTTAGTTATAAAACCTTATGTGTCTGGAACTATTGTAGAAGAATTTTCTGATACTCTTCCAATAAGCATACAAGAAAATGTTTATCAGAAGCAGGAAGTTTTTTATTGCTCTAATTCAAAATCATTAAAGTACTTTGACAAACTTGCATTGTACTTGTACCCAACAAATAATATTGGTACTGCTTCAGTATCAGTAACAATAAAAAACCTTAAAATTGGTTATGTTAATCCAATTGAAATGGAAGAATTTCAGCATGACAGGTTAGGTTGGATTACTGACCCCATAAGGCCGGGGGACCAACTATTAGAAAATTTATTATTTAATAATACTGATAGTTTAATTACTAAATATCATATTGCTACTGATGCTTTTTCTGATCAAATAAGTTCACCGGCTTTAATCCCAACATTAATTGGTCCATATAATGAAAGTATTTATTATATTCCTCCAAAAACTAATCAGGCTGGAACTGGGACGGTAAGCAATATTTATATTGAGTATGCAAGTCCAGTTGTAACAAATCAAATATATATAAAAACTCAAGATATAGATGTAAATTATGGTGGAACATCATTACTCTATCCTAATTCAAGTTTTGAAGTTTTCCTTAAAATGAATAATGTGTGGAGTACAACTCCAATTTATACGGCAACTGTTCCGTCAGGAGCGGCGACGCCACTTCTTTTAAAGGGTTCTACAATATTAAGATTTAATGGAATTAGTAGTTGGTCCTCTGATGGACTTGGTTACTTTGCTGAAGACCTATCAAGGCTTCCAATTATTGATCCTGTTACTGGTGCCTTTAGTTTAAATACTGCTTCCATCCAAGGAATTAAAATTGAATTTAATGCATCTAGAAGTAGAATAATAGAGATATCTCCTAGGCTAGCAGTTAACTTATCAAACTTTTTAGTAAGTTCAAACACATCTATGAATATTGATGAGGGAAACTATCCGGTTCCAGTAGGGCTGGCAAGTAGCAATAGTGGAGAAATAACATTAGAGAATCTACCAAGATATACTGGAACAGAAACTGGGCCTCTTTATCAAATATTTGATAATAATCAATATTCACCTTTAAATGGATTAATTAAGCCAGATGTAAAATTTACAATCTACACTACTATAATTGATAATTATGATCAATATTATACTGCTCCTATAATTAAAAATGCTACCATGTACGCAAGCCAGTGGGAGAATGAAGATATTGAAACCGTAAAAATTAAATTAAATGATTACGCAAAAACTTTACAGCAAACCCCTGCGCCAGACATCTTAATGATGAGTGAATATCAACCATACAGGACGGGAAGCATTAAGCAGGCGGTGGAAGCATTACTACAATTATCAAAGTTTTCTGACTATGATGTAAATTCATTAACTAAAGTATCAGATAAAATATTTTTAAAAACTGGTGGACAAATTCCTATCTTTTATAGTAATAAGGATCAAAATGTGTGGGAGGTATTATCTGATATATTTATTGGATACCAAGTCTCTTTCTATTTTGATGAAAATGGAATTCTACAGTTTAAAGATATTCTAAGAGAATCCGCTAGCGGAACTTTTTATTCTGATACTACTAATTATTTTCAATTAACCAGCAGCGTTACGACGGGGTATCTTCCAAATATTATTTCTTCTAATATAAACAAAAAGGAAGATGTTGGTGAAATTAGTGTTAAGTATAAAGAAAGATCAGTAACAACTAGCACGTTTGATATTAACGGAAAAACATTAGATAAAACTGCTGTTAATTTTAATGCTAATCTTTCAATAATGGAAAGTGATAGAAAGGCTTGGGAGATTACAAATGAACCTAATGCATTAATTTGCGTAAATGTAATTAATACAATTGGAATATCAGATAATACTATTTCAACTGGTGACTTTAGCAGTAGTGGTTCTTCTGGGTTTGGGACGGGAAGAGCGCCAAGATTAATAACATCATTCAATGGGTATGGCACCATTGGAGGAGAAATAATTTCATGGGATGGCCTTGAGTATGAATTTACCCCGTACATATCTGGATACAATAAAACAGAAATAATAAAAACACCAGATGAACTCTCTCAAAAAGTTACCACCCGAGTTAATGCACTAGATGATGTAAAACAAATTGTTAGATTTACTAGGTCTGGAACTGTTGGAGATTTAATTACTGCTTCAACATCAACCTCACATTCACTTTTGTCAGGAGATATTGTTAGCGTTGGATTATTTTCAACTGATAATTCACAGCAATATTTCTCCCAAAACGTTATTATAAAAAGTGTTCCTAGTTCAGATAGATTTACTTTTAACGTATCTACCACGCTTGGAGCAATTAAAAATAGTCCAACTTTAGTTGGAACTAATTCTTATGTTGTAAGAGATATTTCAAAAATATCTTATAGAACAACTGGAAAATTAATGAATGTTAGGCGGGGATTGTTTGGAACAAATGCGGCGGAACATTATTCATCTAATGCAAAAGATGACTCAGCCTTTTATGGTATTGCTACCAATACTTCTGCCACTGGTCCAACTAAAATGAAAAAGGGAATGTGGCTCCAACAAAGGTTCGAACCAGATAATACTACTGCTTATAATTTAGCAGTACCAGCCAATAGAACAGCATACTTTGGATTCCATGAAAAAGATAGTGCCACATTTGAAAGGTATAGGTTTGTTTTCAATCCTCAAGATAACTTAGATGGGTTTGGAATATTTTTAGGAGCGTCGGCTAGAAATACTTCTGGATCAATTACTTTTATATCAACTGACCCTAATCAAGGGAACGGACTATTTATTGAATTCTTCCCTTCTAATCGGTCAGGAACCTATGGAGCATTAGTAAGAACAAGTGTTGATCGCTCTAGTGATTCAAATATTATTTTCTATTCATTAGATAAATTTCTTTTAGATGCTTTTACCCCACCAACGACTGCTTCTACCTACCAACAGGATTCAAATCATAAAGATGTAATTATAGATGGAAAAAAAGTATTTACTGGAGTGAAGGTTACTAACCATCCTGCAAAGCAACAAGTCATTACAGTTCTTGTAGATGAAAGAAGAAAAAATATTAAAATTTCAGTTAATAATAAACAAATGAAATTTATACAAAAGGGTCAACGTGCTATAACCTCAAATATGAGTAATAAAATTACATATCTAAGATCATTTAAAAGAGAAGACCGGACCTTTGGTATATTTATGAGGAATGATAATAGTCCGACCACAATGAAAATTCAAGAAATACAAGCGGCGGCAAAACTACAAACTATGGATAGAGAAGTTACTTGGTATGATCAAGTAGGAAATAGAGAGTCATATTCTGATTTAGATACCATTATAGATAGTAACACTGGTATCCCTTCTAGATGGGGATCTAGTAATAATAGTTTAACTGGATTTAAACCACCGGGTAGATCTTTTTCTTTAAGAGCAGAACCAATTCTAAGAGGAATTATTATATATGATGTTAAGTTTAATAATAATATGCCATTCTTTGATTTAAAAGTTCAGTCTCCATACGGTAAAAATGTTACTCAAGTTGTTACTGAGGGGGCGGTACATAATTCTACTATAGTTGCTTCTCCGTTTAGAGGTAAGGTTGTTTATAGAAATGGAATGAGCGAAGTTGTTTCATTAAAAACAACTGGTGAAACTTATCGTGGTGCTATGATATCAGGAAAATCAATAACAGAATCTCCAGAAAAAACATTGACTAGAACAATAAAATCTAATAGTGGTCTTTCTAAGATACAAATAACCTCCCCTTGGAGTAGTAATTCTGGTGTGGCAGAAAAAATTATAAATGATATTTCCAAAAATATTAATGAAATGAATACTATGTATAATTTAGAAATTTTTGGAAACCCTGCACTTCAAATCGGTGATTATGTTAGACTTGTTTATCCAGAGAAAAATATAAATAGAATTGTTATTATTTCATCAATAGAAAATACATTCTCAGATGGAGGATTTAGTACTAATGTTATTGCTAGAAACGTAAATGTCTCTAATTAACACTAGAATGCTATAATTATTATATGCAGAACTCTATTAATACTATAATTACTAATCTTATTTCACAGCAGATCGGGAAAAACGGGGTAACTCCTAGTGTTACTGATAACTCATCAGAAATTACTGTGAATGAAAATTATCAAAGTAATTCTACTTCTGTTAACCTAGAGTACCAGCAAGATCCTCCTAGTCACTCAGAAGAATTAGTTCAAGTTGCAGTATATCCAGAACTTGCAACTCCAGATAGTACTTCTTTTAACATAATCCAAACAATTGTTCCTCCTACAAAAAGTTCTAGTATTTCAACTGTTTCAGTTATAATAGAATTAAATGATATTCCTAATGCAACTGAATATCTTGTTAGATGGGTAACTGCATGAATATAAGTGGAATCTATAATATATATAAGAATAATGAATTAATCGCCACCAGCCCTAATTTGATTACAAATAATGGTAAAAGCATTATTCTTCAATATTTAGCAAACAGCGTAGCCGATTGGTCATCTTTCATTGCCACAGGAGCCTTTAATACAGCGGCATCCGTTTCTGACTATAAATTATATTATGAAATATCAAGGGTTCCTATTTTAACTAAGTTCCCAGTTGATAGCGTAAATCTATCTATTAGTTCTAGTGGAACAATTAATTCAACATCAATTACTGTTTCTAGTTCAACTGGACTAGGTTTGGGTTATTCAGTTTCTGGAACTGGAGTTAGTTCATCCGCAACAGTTACTACAACAAAAATTAATGGAACCACTGTTGTTCTTTCACATCCAATTGAATCCACCTTTGCGGGAAGTTCATTAACATTCAGTAGTTCAAAGAGCATTAAATTTAGATCACGAATCCCCCAAGGCATAGAATGTATAATTTATGAACTTGGTATGTTTAACGGAAGTAACCTAACAAATGAAACATACTTTGATGGTAAGATATTAACTAACTTTAGTGAAGATATCTCATTTGGCTCATGGTCCAGCGGTTCTTCAGTATCAAGTGCTAGTACAGCCTATTACCCTAGACTTGGAACAAGTTTACTTAAACTTAGTTCTACTTTTTCTTCTTCGGCCCTTTCGATTTATGGAGATTCTAGTTCTTCTATAGTTTCAACTGGTAATTTAAATTCAAACTATGGAACTCTTTCAGTTGAAACAGTCAGATATAGTTCCTCATATGATGTAGGAAAACTACTTGTTTATTCATCCGCCTCTGGAGCAAGTGTAACTATTATTGGTCAAGACAATACAACTGGAACAACAACTAATAATATAACAATAATTCAAAAAACTGCTATACCAGCAGGAGGACCATGGATCATTGAAACTCCTATTATTAAAAATTCTACATACAATGATGTATTATCTAAATTTGAGATAAGAGTAAATAGTGCGAGTCCGGTAGATGTTTATTTAGATTCATTAAAATTTAGTCAAACTGAAAGCGTTTCGATATTTGCAGGACTAGTTTCCAGATCTGTTTTATCGACACCTATTCAAAAAGCGGCAGAAGAGGAGATTGAGATTGAATATGAAATCTTCTTGTTTCCCTAGGAATATAAATGGCTAGAATAAAAATTGAAGGATTAAAAACTAATACATCATATAAATTTTATGTTGTGGCTAAAGATAATAATGGAATAGAATCTGCTCCATCTAATATCTATACTTTTACAACTGATTATGATATAACTGCCCCAGATATGATTTCAAATTTACAGGCAGATTTTAGTACTAATACATTTACTGCATCATGGGACGGGCCGGATATAAGTAACACCCCAGACTTCCTTGACTATAAAATAACAATAGCAAAGCCATCAGGCGTAACCTACCAAACATTTAATACTATAAATAAATCTTTTGCATTTACCTTAGAGCAGAATAGGGCGTTCTTCGGGCTAGCCACTCCTTCCCCATCAATTACTATATCCGTAGCGTCAAGGGACACAAGTGGAAATATATCTTCTTCTAGTGCCCTTACAGCAGCAAATGCTGCTCCAACAGAATCTCCTGTAATAATAACAGCATCAATTCTTAAGGGATTCTCTGCTTCTTGGGCTGCGGTTGCAGCATCATTTGTAGATTATTCATATACGCAAGTTAACTATAGTACTGATCCATTGTTTGCTACTTCTACGGATGTATGGACCGGAAATAATACATACATGGAATATTCTGGATTTACATCCTATAGTCCAATATATATAAGAGCCAGACATGTTGATATTTTTAACCAAGCCGGACCTTATGGTAATACTGGATCTGTTACCCCTATTGCACCAATTGTAGTTGACACTGTTGCTCCGTCAAATGCTACAGGTTTAACGGTAACCGCATCAAACTCTGGCGGGGCAAACGGGATGAGCGGTTATATAGTTGCTAGGTGGAATGAATCAATTGATACAACATTAAGAGGAGCAAGGTTAAGGGTAAGAGCACAAGGTGATGCATTTTATCAATATGAGAACCTTGCGGCAAGTGTGAGTGGAACAGGATCTTATCAAATAGGTAATCTTATTCCCGGTTTTGTTTATGAAGTAGCCATTGCAAGTTATGATGAAATTAATAATACTTCATCATTTACCATATCTAGCCCATCAGCAATAGTAATACCTTTCGGAGTTCCTGCATCAGAGTATATTACGGCCTCAGCAGCAGCAAGTTCTTCAATAGTAGCATTGTCATCAACGGTATCTGGGTCTATGATTGGACAAATAATTGCTGGCTATGGATTAGTATCTGGGACTAGAATAACCGGATCATTTACTGGATCAGTATCAATTACTCCAAACACTGCTTCAGTCTTCTCAAGTTCAATTGTTTCTCTTTATAAAGGTATGGCAAACTGGCAATCATATGTAACTGCTGGCGCAAGCATGAGATTTGGCACCGGGATAAATGGAACACAACATGGAATATGGCTAGATAATAATAACTACTGGTATACTACTGGAAATTTAAGAGTTGGGTCTAACACATCATTCATTGGATGGGATGGGCAAACTGCTTCAATTACTGGAGATATTACTGCAAAGTCTGGATCTTTTGATGGAAATATTTTTATAACTAGTAGTGGGACACTTGTTGCAGCATCAAGTTTGACCGGAGCGAGGGTTCTTCTTAATAGAAATGGTATTATTGCTTATAATTCTTCTGGAATAAATACATTTACCTTAGATGCTGGAAATGGTAACATTGGTGCCAGTGCTGGAGTAATTGGTGGATGGAATATTACTAGTGCTTCTTTATATGCTGGAACTGGAGCATCTACTGTAGGGTTAGCCCTTCCATCCTCATCTACTGATATTGCTATTTGGGCAGGATCAGCAATCAAAACAGGTGCCCCATTCAGAGTTGCAGCAAATGGCGCAGCATCAATGTCTAATGCTTATGTTGCTGGTTCTATAATTTTTACTGCTGGATATGTAGGAAACTGGACAGTAGATTCAACATCGTTATACAATGCTTCTGTGGGATTCTATGCTCCTAATTCACCGGCAGTAACAGAAATAGCAATATTTGCTGGCTCATCAGTTGCATCACGCGCTACTGCACCATTTAGAGTTTCATATAATGGTGGCGCATCTATGACAAGTGCATATGTATCTGGTACTGTGATAGCATCAACTGGAAGTATTGGTGGATGGAGTCTGGCGGCGGATCGTCTAACTGCTGGAACTGGAGCAACGGAAGTCGCAATGTCTACTGGAGCAACATCATTCTGGGCGGGTAGCACAAGCGGCGCAGCACCTTTTAGAGTAACTAATACTGGTGCATTAACATCAACTAGTGGACAAATTGGTGGGTTTTCTATTGGTGCATCAAGTTTAAATATAACTACTGGAACTGCTGGGAATACAGTAGCAGTATATATGAATGCGACAGCAAGTACATCTAATGCGGGTAATTATCCATTCCAAGTAGAAACTAATACTGTTAGCGGAACTTCAAGTTTGTCAACCTATGTTAGAACTCAACTTGCGTATAGTGCTTGTGTGACTACACTTAATACTGTGCCTCAAAAAATTACTTGGATAAAACTTGGTACAGCGTCGCCGGGATGGGCGCGTGAAAATATTTTACAATTATTCTCTATCATTCCAACTAAATATATTGCTGAAGATGGAAGCACAATTACTTTTGATCCTCTTTATGATGGATATACAGGAATGGTTTGGAGAAATGGTAATACTGTTGGTGGATCATATACCTATTTAGTTAATTCACCAACGGGAAATACTTACTTGGATAGTAATCAAGGAAGTATATATATAAGACCTCAAGCATACTCATTTTTAACGGGGATTAGTTACCACGGTGCGGGTGGTACTATAGGTACACCCGCCACTGCATCTTCTTTATATTTTGACATTCCAGCAGCGGGCGGTACGGCTAATACAAACATTGTTTATTCATTATGTTCAGACGGAAGATATAGATATAACATTAGACTAATTACATCATCTCTTAAAGCCAAAACTTTAATTGATTACTATGAAATAGATAAACAAGATTTTATGTCAATTAAACCAAGACTGTTTTCTTGGAAGGAAGATTCTGAGAGTCGTCCTCGCGGCGGTTTTATTTTAGAGGAAGTAGCAGAAATACAATCTATGCGTCCATTTATTAATTTAAATCCATCGGGAGAAGATCAGTCGCTTGATTATGGCGGTATGGTAGCAATGCTTGTCGATGTTGTTCAAAAGCAACAAAGTCAAATTGATAATTTAACGGCTAGTTTTCTATTCCTAGTAAATAAATGATATGCTATACTAATAATTCAACGAAAGGAAAATCATGGATCAAACACAAACACTAGAGTTAGTTCTTCAAGAACTTCAGAATCGTATTGGTCAAATTACTACTGAGTATGAGACTAAAGTTGCTGTTCTAAAAGCGCAGGCGACACAGGAACTTCAGTCAAAAGATCAAAGAATCAACGAACTAATTAGTGCCCTTGCGGAAGCAAGAAGTGGAAAGTCTGATAAATAATGGCGGGGATAGTTAATACATCAACAAATGGTTCAGTAACTCAAAAATTGATTACTAATATTATTGATAAAGTTAATGATATGGATAGTTTTCTTGGAGATATCGGCTATGAAAATCGTGATGTATTTCTTTCTAGTCAAAGTAAAAGTAATCTTACTAGTACTATTCTTACTAGACAGTATGGAGCAAATAATTTTAGAGTTTATTCTGGAAGATTTGCAGTACCATTACAAGCAAAATCTAATACGCATAATGATTTATCTGTTAACCTTTCAAAGGCTGGCCGTGGTTTAACTTTTTCTAATATTACTGTGACGGGAAATAGTGCCTATCCCATAGTAGCATGGGTAAAAAAGTTAGAAACAGATGTTGTAACAATTGGAATTTATACAATAACTCAACCGACAGCAGCAGCAGTTGCCAAAATTAATATAATTGGTATTGCGCTTGAGTCGGATCAAAATCAATAAAGGAAAATAATGACAAATGATCTAAAATATCTTGCTTGTAGCGATATTCAATTTCCGCTGCATGATGCAAGGGCAGTCGATCTGTGGCTTAAAGTTTTAAAGTCTTTTAAGCCAGATCTAGTAGATCTGGTTGGAGATATTGATAATGCTGATGCGACAAGTCGTTGGTCGGCGGGATCGAAAGAAGAACTTTTCTATGGAGTAGATCTAAAAAATACTCCTCCTGATGAGTTAAAACAAATAGCATTGGATAGGCTTAAAAATGATGGGTCGAAAGATTCAGCAGAATTTCTAAATAGTATTAGGAAGACTGTTAAGGATGCAGACGTTCACCTATTTGATGGAAACCATGGGTGGACTAGGCATGAAAGTTATTTTAACTCTAAGGCCCCACATCTGTTAGAAGATATTACGCCAGACACTATCTATGACTTGAACAAGAATGATATAACTTTTCATAGGTATGATGCTCTTCCTTTTAACAGGTTTAATGACATGTATGTTCATCATGGTCAGGCTATCTCAAAGCATAGTGGTGAGTCGGTTAAGGCTGATATGGATGCGTGGGGGGTTTCTTTGATTAGAGGCCACTCTCATCGTGTTGGTGATTACCATAAGACGTATGAACTAACTGGACAGCAGTTGGAGGGATACGAAATTGGTCATCTTATGGATGTTAATGCTGCTGACTACAGCAATCAAAGAAATTGGCAGCAAGGGTTTATCTATGGATATGTCTCCGAAGGCCAGCATTTTCTTTCGTTGGTTAAGATTAAAGATTATAGTTGTTATGTTGATGGTAAGAAAATTACCGCTTAAGGAGAAAAAATGTTTAACAAAGATTTTGGTTTGGCCGTTTTAGAAAGAGCGTTAAAAACTTTTGCTCAAGCATTAATTGCAGTTTTTGCTGCTGGCGCAGTTACTGTTCTAGATGTTAATTGGAATCAGGCGCTTGCTGTTTCAGGTACTGCTGCTTTAATTTCAGTTCTAACTTCAATTGTTAGTGCTAATATCGGAAATAGTGGACCTTCGCTTGCTAGTGAAACTGTTGTTGTAAACGCACAACCAGAAAGTCTTCAGCCGTAAAGGTTAATGATGCATTGTAAAAAATGTGATGGAAGAGTCTTTATAGATCGTTGTTTTTCTTCTAGTACTCATGTAGAATTATTTTGTTCTATGTGCGGGAAACGATGGTTTGTTAAAAAAGAATCTAGTGGATTGGGAAAATGGTTAAGCCAAAAAGAAAAAGGTCTTCTAAGACGCTCAGGCATTTTTACCTAAATGATGAGTTGCATAAAACTCTGAATGTTTTTCGTTCAGAGGATATGCTAATCGCATGGAACTATCCACAGCATAAGCGTGTTGCATATGTCTTGTCTGACTCTAGGCGGAATATGCAACGCGCTTATGGCGTTAGTCAGGTAGCAATGATGCTTGGAAGAGAACGCCTCAGTATATTAAGATATATTTATGAGGGGAAGATAAATGCTCCTCAGAAAAGTTATTTAATTGAAGATTCTACCCGTGAAGGTAGATACTATTTTAGTGAAAATGATATCTATCAGATTCATGATTATTTATTAACGGTAAATCGCGGTCGTCCAAGGGCAGACGGAGAAAGAAGATCAACCGATGCTCCTTCAAGAAGAGAACTTGAATCATTAATTAAGAATGATACTGTACTTTATGTTAAATCTTCAGACGGAGAATTTACTCCTGTATGGAAACAACCAGATTGGTGACAATGAATCGTATTAAAATTATGAAACGTTATGTAAAAACATTAAACGATGCTGAGAAGTTGGCTTCAGAAAACCGCGACGTGGAAGCCCTTGTGGCTATTTCAGACAGATGGTATGCTTTGATGGAAAGTGTTAATGAGGAAGAGAAGAAGATAATCGTAGGATTTACTGGTAAGGAGAAGCAAGATGACGGTGCAAAAAGGCACGACAAACGTAAGGGTTGAACTTCAGTATGTCCGTAACCTTGGTAACTATGAGAGCCTTCGTGTATCTATAGGTGTTGAGGATTTTGTTCGTGATGGTGAGACAGTTGATTCCGCCACCGAAAGAGTCTACGAGTTTGTAGAGAATAAGGTTGTTGAAAAAGTTGGCGAGATGGAAAAGGAATTAAAGCATGGCTAGTCCAAATAATAAATTAGCCTATGCGCTCCTAGATACTTATGTAAAAGTATACGCCCTACACTACAATCGCCCCTGTCAGATAAATAAATATCGAGATAAGTGGGCGATGATTGATTTAATTGACAGCGTAGGATATGATCGTAGCGTTGAACTAATGCATTACTATTTCAAGACAACCAGTAGCAATCGTCATTCTCTTAATTGGTTCATGTATAATTTTGATAGACTAGACGATATGCTAACAAAGACTGAGGCCGACAGCACTCGTCGGGCTAAGATAAGGGAGGCTACGAAGAAGATGGTGGAAGAGGTATGAACACCGAATCAGCAGTAATTAGTGCTGTTTGTCAGAACAAGGATATCGCTGTTCTTCTTGCTGATGATGTAGATGAAATCTTTATCTCACACCGTGATGTTTGGGAGGGACTAAAGTCTTACTACTATAAGTTTAAGGGTGTCCCAGATGTTTCTGTTCTTGTAGAAAAGTACAAGGATTTTGATCCAGTAACAGCGAATGGTGAAACTGCCTATTATCTTGATAAGTTGAAGGATGAATATCTTTCTGCTCAAATCCGCAATGCTCTTCTTAAGGCTGGTAACAATCTAAAGACTGACGCCGCAGCCCGTGTTCTTTCAGATATCCAGTCATCAATGTCAAAACTATCTCGCTATACCTCTAACGTTCGTGACGTTGACGTAACGGATTGGGAGGCAGCGGAGAAGCACATTGAAGCAATTCGTAACCGCGCTGCTGAGATGGGTGGTTCACCCGGCATTCCTACTGGTTTTAAGGCTATGGACCTTGCCTATCACACTGGCATGGCTCCCGGTCACCTTATTGTTGCTATTGGTTGGCCGGGTAGGGGAAAGACGTGGTTCACATCCTATCTTGCGTGTAAGGCATGGGAAGCAGGGTTCAAGCCAATGATTGTCTCCCTTGAGATGAGTCCAGAGAACATGCGTGACCGAATCTACACCATGCTAGGCTCCGGTATATTCCGTGCTAGCCAATTCTCCCGTGGAGATATTAACATCGATGACTTCGACCACTGGGCGTCTAAGAAGTTTGTTGACAAGCGCGGGTTTATCCTTGTATCCAATGAGGGTATGGGAGATGTTACTCCGCAGACAGTTCAGGGTAAGATTGATCAGCATCGTCCAGATCTAGTTATTTGCGACTATCATCAACTGTTTAATGACACTAAGAAGTCTAATAGCGAGGTTGAGCGTAACCGTAATATTTCCCGTGAGTTTAAGTTGCTTGCGGTTAGGAATAACATTCCGGTAATTGATATTACGGCGGCTACGGCTGATGATGTTTCTGATCACGATAATCCTCCTATGCTTAATCAGGTGGCATGGTCAAAGGCAATCGAATATGATGCTGATATGGCTGTTGCTATCCATAGGACTCCAGATACTAATATCATTGAAATTGTTAGTCGTAAGAATCGGCACGGCAATGACTTTGGTTTTTACCTTGACTGGGATATTGACCGGGGTATCGTGAAAGAAATATATGACAATCCTCTGTAATTTGGTATAATTGTATCAAGTTAAGGATGTACTCATGCAAAATAAAAAAATAAAGAAATTCGGCTTAGAGGGCATCATTGCTGATGATTCTGATCTGCCAAGGTTAAGATTTCAATACGAAAAAACTATTATTAATGGCATGAGAGATTCTGGATATATACCAGTGTTAGACTTAGATCCACTATTTTATATCTCATATGATGAAATAAAAAATTATTACAATTTTGAAATATATTTGCATGGCGTTTTTGTTGGAACAAAACAAGCAATGCTATATGATGGTTATGCAGGGCAGAGGCTTATCCCACGATCTAACACTTAGGAAAAAAATGTTAACTGATATCTACACACAGAGTCATGTGAGAAGAATACTCAGGGAACTAGGCATAGACGTAAACTCAGAAACATATAATGATTTTCTGTGCCTATGCCCATTTCATGGTAACCGCAACACCCCGTCATTTTCAGTAAGTCATACGAAGGGTTTGTATTTATGCTTCAACCCATCGTGTGATGCATCTGGTACGGTCTTGGAACTAGTAAAGAATATCTCTCATCGTAATGATTTTGAGGCTATGAGGCTTATCCAATCTTTAAAGACTGAGACTGAAGTATCGTTTGAGGATGAGTTGGCGGCAGTTCTAATGGATAAGCCTGAATGGCAGGAGTTCCCTCAGAATAAGTTAGATCAGATGTATGATCAAATGCTAACAAATGATACCGCTCAAGCCTATCTAGTGCAGAGAGGTATCAATAAGGAATCAATTAATTACTTTAAGTTAGGATACTCAGGGCAGCAGGACATGATTATTGTTCCGGTTCATAGTCCTGACGGCATTCCAGTCGGTCTAGTTGGTCGCGGAATTAAAGATAAGTCATTCAAAAATTCTCGTGGCCTACCAAGAAGTAAAACTATGTTTAACATTAATAGGGCTAGGCGTTCATCTGGAACAGCGATTGTCTGCGAATCGGCCTTTGATGCGATTAGAATTCATCAGGCCGGGTTCCCGAATGTTGTTGCTACTCTTGGTGGGTATATTTCAGCAGATAATCTAAGCAATCTTAATAGGAACTTTCAGTCAATAATTATCATGACCGATTTCGATAATAAGTCAGACTATATTGTCAATAACTGTCGTAAATGTTATCCTAGTGATTGTAAGGGACACAATCCCGGCAGGGACTTAGGAATGACAATAGCCTCCTCCTTAAAGAATAAAGAAGTTACTTGGGCGATGTATGATCGTAATACTGTTTATCCTCACGGAGCAAAGGACGCGGGGGAGATGACGGATCAAGAGATTACTTCTTGTATAAAAAATGCTGTAAGTCATGTAGAATACACTTCCATTGGACTGTATTAAGTGGTATAATAATAGAACAGGGCATACATATAGCCCAATACATTAGGAGAAGAATAAATTATGGGTATCGTTAAAGGTTTGAATGCAATGAATAACATTCTTGATAGGCCAAGTTACAGTAGTGATAGACAAAAGGGTCGTTGGGTAAAACTAGGCGACGGTCAAAGCGTGAAGATCCGCTTCCTTCAGGAACTTGATCCTGACTCAAAGAACTATGATTCTGCTTACGGAGCAGGATTTATCGCTGTAGAGCATACTAATCCAGTTGATTACCGTCGTAAGGCACTTTGTAGTGCTGATGATCAAGGCCGTTGCTATGGTTGTGAGCAGCACCGTAAGGATATGAAGGCTGGCTGGAAGGGTCGTAGTCGTCTATACATTAACGTCTTGGTTGATGATGGCACGGAAGACCCATATGTAGCCATTCTATCTCAGGGTTCAGGCCCCAAGTCTGCAACCCCAGAGGTTATCCAGTATGCTGGTGAGACTGGCAGCATTACGGATGTTGTGTGGCGTCTAAAGCGTACAGGAGAAAAGACTGATACTAATTACAGTATCATCCCACTACCAACTTCAGAGGTTAAGTCTGGGGAGAAGTATGAACTCCATGATCTAGAGAAGATTGCTGTCTGTGATATTCCTTATGCAGAGCAAGAGGCATTCTACACAGGCAATGCTTATTCAGACTCAGATCACTCACCATCAGTTGCGGCATCATCTGCTGAGTGGTAAACCGTCACCGTGTTATAGTGGAGCGGGGGCATTTTGCCCCCGCTTCTACAATTTGAAAGAAGGATTATGGACTTCGCACATCTACACTGTCATTCACAATACTCAATCCTAGATGGACTCTGTTCCCCGCACGAACTACTAAGTGCTGCTAAGGAACTTGGGCAGACAGCAGTTTCAGTAACCGATCATGGGACTCTATCTAGTCACCGTGATATGCAGCGTGCGGCCAAGGAACTTGGCATGAAGCCAATCCTAGGCGTAGAGGCTTACATTTCTGAGACTGATCGCTTTGACCGTCGTGACATTAAGAGCCGTGATGATAACACTCAGGTTTTTAATCACATCATTCTGCTTGCCAAGGATCAGGCGGGGTTGAAGAATCTTCACCATCTTTCAGAGATGGCATGGACAGAAGGATTCTATCGTAAGCCTCGTATTGACCTTGAACTATTGAGTGACTATGGTGATGGGCTTATTGTTCTATCTGGATGCATGAATGGTTTGATTGCTAAGGCTATCGAAAAGGAAAACTATGAGCGAGCCGATGCTCTGATGCATTGGTTTAAGAATCGTTTTGATAAGGATTTCTATGTTGAGATTCAGCCGCATAACCCTGCATCGTTGAATCATAAACTACTAGAACTATCAGATAAGTACAGCGTTGGACCTATTGTTACATCAGACTGCCATTTTGCGACTGAGGATCAGAGGTCGGTAGAGGAAGCATTGCTAATCCTTTCTACCAAGCCTAATGCCAACAAGGAGGCAGACTTTGAGAAGTCTCGCCACATGTCTGATATCTTTGAGCGCCTAGACTACCTATATCCAGACCGTCCGATTAGTTTCAAGGACATTGATGTATACATTCAGTCACGCGCTGAAATTACTTCCCACCTTGAGGCTCAGGGAATTACGAGAAGCGATGTGTATGAGAATACTCTGCATATTGTTGACCAGATTGGTGACTATGACTACGTTCAGAATGTCAATCTATTGCCAGTGTCTAAGCGTAGTTCTAATGATAAACTGCGTGAACTCTGCCTAGAAGGTTGGAAGTCTCGTAAGATTGACGATGAGAAGTTATACATGGATCGTCTGGAGGAGGAACTTGATGTTATTAAGCAGAAGAGTTTTGCTCCCTACTTCCTAGTGGTTGCTGATATGATTAATTGGTCTAAGGATAATGATATTCTCGTTGGTCCCGGTCGTGGTTCAGCGGCAGGATCGCTTGTATGCTACCTACTGGGTATCACAGAGGTCGATCCAATTAAGTATGACCTTCTATTCGGTAGGTTTATTAATATTGAGCGTAGTGACTTTCCAGATATTGACACCGACTTCGAAGATTCTAGGCGGGGTGAGGTTAAGGAATACCTTAGGAAGAAGTATAAGAATGTTGCTTCTATCTCAACTTATCAATTCTTCAAGGATAAGGGCGTAATTCGTGACGCTGCAAGAGTCTTTATGATTCCTCTTCATGAGGTAAACAAGGCTCTAAAGAGTATCGAAAAGTTTGAGGAATACGAGAACTCTCCCAATACAGAGGAGTTCCGCAAGAAATATCCTGAAGTACTTAAACTAGCATCAAGCCTGCGGGGAAGAATTCGTGGTAGTGGAATGCACGCTGCTGGTATTGTTGTAGCCAAGGAGCCTATCAGGAATTATGCTCCTATTGAAACTCGTAAGGATCCTTCTGATTCTGTGACTGGTAGGATTCCTGTTGTTGCTTATGACATGGATGAGGCGGCAGATATTGGTTTGATTAAGATTGATGCGCTTGGACTTAAGACTCTTTCCGTTATTTCTAATACCATTAAGGTTATTGAATCTAGGACAGGCAAGAAGATTGTTCTTTCGGATATCTCTTTGGACGATCCCAAGGTTTATTTAGACCTTACTTTGGGATTTACGAAGGGGGTATTTCAGGCAGAGGCAACTCCCTATACTAATCTTCTGATGAAGATGGGCGTAGATAATTTTGAGGATCTTGCTGCATCTAATGCATTGGTTCGACCGGGTGCCATGAACACTGTGGGTGCCAAGTATATAGCCCGTAAGAAGGGCACAGAGGTCACAGAATATGTCCACCCAGTAATGAGGCCATTCCTAGAAAAAACATATGGAGTGGTCATTTATCAGGAACAGGTTATGCAGGCGTGCGTAAACTTGGCTGGAATGTCATGGTCAGACGCAGACAAGATCCGTAAGATTATTGGTAAAAAGAAGGATGTGCATGAATTTGATAAGTTCAAGGCTCAGTTTGTCGCAGGCGCAACTAAGAATGTCTCGGCAGAGGTTGCGGAACAACTATGGCACGACTTTGAGGCACACGCGGGATACTCGTTTAACCGATCACACGCTGTTGCGTATTCCATGCTTTCATACTGGACAGCATGGCTCAAGCATTACTACCCGACTGAGTTTATGTTCGCACTGTTAAAGAATGAGGGGGATAAGGATGCTAGGACTGACTATCTTTTAGAGGCTAAGAGGCTTGGCATTAGGATTCTTCTTCCTCATGTGAATGAATCGGAGATTGATTTTAGCATTCAGGGTCATGCTATTCGATTTGGCCTTGCCAATATTAAGTTTATCTCTGATAACATTGGCAATAAGATTATTGATACGAGGCCATTCAAAAACTATGAGCATCTGGTAGAAGTTTCTAAGACTAAGAGTAGCGGGATTAATTCAAGGGCCGTGGCTGCATTAAATAAGATTGGCGCGGCGGCGTTTGATGATAATCCTCGTACTGGGGAAGAGTCAGAGAATCTATATGAATACCTAAACATTCCTAAGTTTGATGTAAAGGGAATAACCCCACACATTAGGGCGCAGATTGACCCATTGGATGAGTTTGAGGAACAGGGATGCTATATCATGTTTGCTATGGTTAAGTCAATCAAGCGTGGGAATGGCTGGGCAAGAGTGGAATTAGTAGATGACACGGGATCGATTGGTATTTTCCATAATGAGAATAGCCAGATTGAAACTGGCAACATGTATTTCTTCCTAGTAGGAGATAATAGAATTCACAGATATGTTAATATAGAGGATGTAGTGGATAAGAAGGATGATCCATTTGTTCGATATCTACACGCAGATTCTCTGCCCGCTGGAGCGGGTGAGTATGGGGTGATTGATTTTACTCCATATAGGACTAAGCAGAATAAGATGATGGCTCACATTATTATGTCTGATGCTGATAAGAAGTTAAAGCGAGCCATTGCATTCCCCAAGATCTATAGCAAAGCCCTTGGTAAGATGCGGGCGGGTCTAATTTGTGAGCCGGTAATTGGAAAGTTAGAGGATGGAACAAACTTTATTAAGGAGATATTATGAACGAGCCTAAGGTTGAGGCTAATTATGACAACGTGGCACTGCTTCTTGCGGGAGTTGTGTCTTTCATGACTGACTATGATAGCAATAGGATTCCTGTCAGTTACTTTGAGAAAGATTACTCTAGTCAACAAGTTTCTGTAGTCTTTGACGACAGAGCGAATGAATTTGTATTTAATCTATCAGACACTGGAGATGACGATGAATCTTGATAAACTATCAGATGAGTTTCATGACATCGCAGTTAAAAAAGGTTTTTGGGATAACTATGAGGTTGCTCCAATAGAATTTATCTGCACCAAACTAGCACTGATTCATTCTGAGGTTACGGAAGTACTAGAGGCTATTCGTAAAGATAAGGGTGAGACAGAAGTTATGGCAGAGTTTGCTGATATTCTTATTCGCACTATGGACCTTTATGCTGGAATGAACGAACGATGGTTTGTTGGGGACATGTCCCTACAGGATGCGGTAACAAGAAAGACTGAGATGAATACTAGTAGGCCCAAGTTACATGGAAATAAATTCTAAGGATAATATATGACACAGGTCACAGAAGATATTCTAGCAAAACTAGACCCAAAGACTCGCGCAAGAATCCAGATTGCACAGAATATAAATGCAGAGCGCCAGATTACTCCAAGCATTGGGCTTAATCTAGCACTCAAAGGCGGGTTTGGTTATGGTCGTCAGGTACTAGTCTGGGGCAACAAATCTGCGGGTAAGTCTTCATTCTGCCTTCAAATGATTGCTGCTGCACAGCAGGAAGGAAAAGTCTGTGCATGGATTGATTCGGAGGCTTCATATTCTGCTGATTGGGCAGAGAAACTTGGAGTTGATTCGTCGCAACTAATCTATTCATCTGCTAAAACTATCAATGATATGGTAGACGTGGCGGTTCAGTTGATGGAGGTTGATGTAGATATTATTGTTGTTGATTCTATCTCAGCATTACTTCCCGCCATTTACTTTGAGAAGGATGGGTCAGAACTAAAGGAACTACAAGACACCAAGCAAATTGGTGCAGAGGCAAAGGATATGACTCATGCGGTCAAGATGCTTAACTACGCCAATAAGAATACGTTACTCGTTCTTATTTCTCAGCAGAGAAACCAATTTGGATCTATGCACGCTAGTCACATTCCCACAGGGGGAATGGCAGTCAAATTCTTTTCTAGCACCATCATTAAACTTTGGGCATCTGAGGCTGAAGCGAACTCTATTAAGTCTGGAGTC